CCAGACCATGTGGGCCATGAGCATGATCCCCAGGCCCACCTGCAGGGCACGCGCGGGGATGAGCGGCAGCAGGGCCACACCCAGCAGGGCGCCGGGGATGGTGCCCAGGAGCAGCAGCCGAAGATCGGCCATGCGGTAATAATGGCGGAACTGCCAGCCCAGGATGGCAGGCAGCGGGATGCAGATGATGCAGGTGATGAGGGAGGCCGTCTTGATGTCCGTGACCAGCAGGACGATGGGCAGGGCGAAGATGCCCGCGCCCAGTCCGCTGATACCGTTGACGATTCCCCCCAGGGTCCAGCCGGTGAAGCAGATGAAAAATGATGCCCAGTCCATCAAATGGCTATACGGGGCTGTCTTGAGCTTGTAAAGCGGTTCGCCCGGCCTCTTTGCCCGGGGCAGGTGAAGGGCAGGGGCGTGCCCAGACCGGCAGATCGCGCCAGAAGGCCGTCAGGCGGCGTTCCTGGAGTTTCCAGTCAGGAGAGAAGCGGGCCAGCGTCTGCCGGTAGGCCGGGGAATGATCCATATGATGCAGGTGGCACAGCTCGTGCCAGCACAGGTGCTCCAGCAGGGACAGGGGCAGCAGGACGGCACGCCAGTTGAGGCTGATGCTGCCGCCGTCACGGCTACTGCAGCTGCCCCAGCGGCGGCGCTGGTCCCTGACAGTGACCCGGGCGACGGTGAAGCCGCCCTGACCGGCGAACCGCTGCAGATAGGGGGGCAGCAGCTTTTCTGCCTGCCGGCGGCACCAGTGGCGCAGCAGCAGGGCGGCATCTTCCGGCGTGGCAGCGGCATAGAGCCGGAGTTCCTCATCCCGGACCAGGGCCAGCAGACGTTTGCTGCCGGCGCGCAGCAAAAGCGGCGGCTCTGTGCAGGAAGCGGCCTGGCGGCGGCCTTTGGACAGCGGCCCGTCGGAGATGATCTGCAGGGTCGTACCGCGCAGAGGCAGATAGAGACTTTCGGGCAAGACGAGCGGAGCGGGCGCGGGGCAGGCAGGGAGATGACGTTCCAGCCAGGGCAGGAACGAGAAGAGCAGGGCAGGCAAGGCCGTGGCGGGGATGCCGGCAGGCACGGTCAGGAGCAGGCCCTTGTCGGGGGACAGGCGCAGGCGCAGATTCCGGGCCCGGGCGGAAGGGATGAGGCGTGCCTCATGGCGGCTGCCGTCTGCCAGAGTGAACAGGACGGAGCGGTCGCCATCGAGGAGCTGGACGGAAGAAGGAGCGAAAAGGGGCTGCATGCCGTAAGCTTGCCACAGCTGTTGCGGGCCTGTAAACAGGGTAATAAAAACTATATGAATGATTTCAATGTGTTATTATAAATATACTTGTTTTTTTATGGATTTGGCGTTATGCAGATGACAGGCAGCCCGATAATTTTTTTCGGGAAAATGGAAAAAGTGCTTGCATTTGCTAATGATATTTATTATCAATAGCTCAACGGGGAACGAAACAAAACCTCCTCAACAACAAGCACACCAACAGAGCCACGGCTCGGGAGACAGCATATGAAATCTTTGAAAGGTACCCAGACCGAGAAAAACATCCTGACCGCTTTTGCCGGTGAATCTCAGGCCCGCAACCGTTACGACTTCTTTGCTGCCAAAGCCAAAAGCGATGGCTACGTCCTGGTCCGCGACATCTTCCAGGAAACCGCCCTGCAGGAAAAGGAACACGCCAAGCGCCTGTTCAAGTTCCTCGAAGGCGGCGATGTGGAGATCGTGGGTGCATTCCCTGCCGGTATCATCGGCGCCACCGAAGCCAACCTGCTGGCCTCCGCCGCCGGTGAAAACCACGAGCACACGGAAATGTATCCTTCCTTCGCCGCTGTGGCCGAAAAGGAAGGTTTCTCCGAGATCGCCGCTGTGATGCGCAATATCGCCGTGGCCGAAGCCTACCACGAAAAGCGCTTCCTGGCCCTGGCCAAGGACATCAAGGAAGGCCGCATGTTCATGCGTGAAAAAGCCACCGTGTGGCGCTGCCGCAACTGCGGTTGCCTGGTGGAAGGTACCCACGCTCCCGATTTGTGCCCGGCCTGTGCCCATCCCAAGGCCCACTTCGAAGAACTGAACTACACCTTCTAGTCCTTTCCTGACGTAGCCTGCCCGCTACAGTATGGATACCCGGGGCCGTGGCGATATGCCGCGGCCCCTTTTTCTATACCGGGCAAAAAAGGCCCTCCCTTCGTGAAGGGAGGGCCTTTTGCGCTGCAAAGGAATATGCCTCAGGCGCAGGGCCGTCGCGGGGAGGACTTTTCCAGGCAAGGCAAGACCTGACAAGACGTCTCTGCCGGGATGCGGATACGACGGGCAGAAAAGCAGGCAAAGAAAAGCGGGCAAGCCCGCAGCTGGCGCGTCGCTGAGGCTGTCTCCGGCATCCCGCGCCCTTCCGGCATCAGGCAGCATCCGGGAACCGTTTTACATCCTCCGCCATTTTCTTCAGGGCAGGCGCGGCCCCTGGCCCGAAAACAGGTCAAAGTTGTTGCCCAGGCGTCCGGCGCCATTGAGCAGGGTCTTGCTCAGGGAAAGATAGTCCGTGCTGCTTTTGCTGCGCAGCTGCCGTTCCCGGGCCTGGGATCCCTGGGCGGCATTGCGCTGGTTCCAGGCCTGAACTTCCTGATTGTAGGCCGCGCGTTCGCCCTGTTCTTCGATGGACAGGGCATCAAGTTCTCCTTTTTCCCGCAGGTCGAGCTGACTGTCCAGATGGCTGCCGCTGTCGATCTGCGCGCCCGAGGCCCCGGCCTGTGCCCGCTGTTTGCCGACCAGCAGGGATGTTTCCTGACGTTTGCGCACCGCCTTGTCGTAACTGTCTGCCCGGGTCTGCCGGGCTTCTTCTTCGGCCATGCGGGCATTCTCTTCAGCGATCTGCGCATTGCGCCGGGCCATGTCGGCGGAGAATTCCGCCTGCTTGCGCTGCTCTTCCTGACGGCTCACGGCACTCCAGGTGCCCACGGCGGTGCTGGCAAGGGTCACGGCGGCCCCCAGCAGGGCCGCGGTACTGCTGGCCACGGCCATCAGCGCAGCTCCTTGTGCCAGACGCTTTCCGTATGGCGGGCCCCCAGGCGGCGGTACAGGGCGTCACAGGGGCGGGAGGCCGGGGAACTGTACTGGACCACGTCCGCGCCGCGTTCCCTGAGCCCGGCCTCGGCTGCACGCAGCAGCTTCAGGACGGCCAGGCCTTTGCGGGCGGCCGGTGCCAGATACAGGCCATCCAGAGCGGCCAGACGTTTTCCCGGACGGTGCGGGCAATCCGTCAGGGTGAAGGCGGCGTAGCCCTGCAGGTTGCCGGAGCTGTCCCGGGCCGTCACCACATGCAGCATGCCCAGCCGCTCCCAGCAGGCATAGCGTTCCGTGTCCAGGGCGTAGACCTGCGGGCCGAACAGGGCGGCCTCGCTCTCGTCCCAGTGGGCCTGCAACAGGGGCGGCAGCTCCGGCAGCAGGCGTTCGAGCGGTTCACAGTGACAATGGATCATGCTCTCTCCTTGGTTCATATCTCCGCAAATTCCACATCCAGGCTCAGGGCCAGCAGGTGGAAGGGCAGGGGACGTTCCTGCACCAGCCAGATGGTGGCCGAGGGGCCGTGTCCTCCGGCGGGCAAAAAATCCACATCGCCGCTGAAAGGTTGGCAGGCCTCATCCCAGCGCCGGGGCAGGAAGGGGATGTCGTAAAGTTCGTCGCGGCCGGCTCCGTAGCGCCCGCCCACGCTGCGGTACAGGCGCAGGCAGCAGCGGCCCAGCGCCCGTTGCCGTCCCAGCGTGCTGCCGGATTCGCCATTGCCTTCCACGGGCAGGGGCGACAGGACGGAGGCATAGGGCAGGCCTGCCTGGACGATGCGGGCGGCAAAGGGCAGCCGGATGCGGCCCTGCCGCACCACGCAGCCTTCCACGGGGCTCCCGTCCGCCAGCACGGCCAGGGACTGGCCTTCCAGATGGTCGAGTCCGTCCACGTCGTTGACCGCTTCTTCCCGGTAAAGGCTCAGACCGCAATCCACAAAAAAAGCTTCCTCCACAGGATCGCTGTCCTGCCACTGGGGGGACAGACGTTCCAGACAGTACCGGGTGCCGCCGTCCGCATCCCGGCGGCGGACCACCAGCAACAGTTCGTCGCTGTCCGGGCCGGAGATGCTGCACACGGACAGCACCTCTCCGGCCGTGGGATGGCGGCTCCAGCCCCAGATGTCGTGCTCCTTGAGATAGGTCAGAGCCAGCAGCAGGCCGTCGTCGCGCACGATCCAGAGCACGGATCCCGGCGTCTGCTGGTAGGCCCATTGGCGCAGGCGGTGCCCTTCGAACAGATGCGGCGCCAGGATGGAAAGGTCATTGCCCGCATAGCCGTCTTTTTCCAGCGAATAGAACAGGTCGCGCACATGGGCGCCGTGGCGCTGCACATGCAGGATGGCATTGCCGATGATGATGGGCGCAAGGCCCGCACTGCCCCAGTAGGACTGGGCCGTGATGGTGATGTTGCCCGGGGTGATGGCACTGCCGTTGCCGCTGGCCTTGTATTCGCTGCCCGAGGTGCCCAGCAGCAGGTCCCCGAAGCTGGCCGCCCAGGCGATGGCGTCGATGGAGCCGGACGCGATGAGGTATTCCACCGGGTCGTCGTCCTGCAGGGGGCGGGACTTGCGGAAGTTCTCGAAGTCCCCGCTGCGCGAAAGGTAGAAGGCCTGCGGGCTGTCGCGTGTGCCCGCCAGGACCATGCGCTGCTGGTGGAAGGCCACCACGGACGGGTTGTTGCCGTCGGCGAACGGGTCCCAGTCCTCGCGCGGGGTATCGGCGGTGTCTGCCTGATAGTTGTTGTCCGAAAATGTCGTGCCGCTGCTGACGCCGATGAAGCCGTAGTACCCGGCTTCCTCCCGGTAGATATTGTATTCCGTGGCGCCTTCCACGGCTGTCCAGGAGAGGTCCGTGCGGTTGCCCACCACCCAGTCGGAAGGATGCTTGCCGTTACAGCTGCCCGCCTCCGAAGCCAGCGACTGCTTGCCGTTGGCGTCCACGGCCACGATCTTGTAGCGCAGCGTGTAGCCGAGCCCGGCGTCATCGTCGTTGTTGCCGCGTACGAACGTACAGCCGGGGGCTTGGGGAGCGGGCAGGCTGCTGTTGAGGGCCACGGCTTCCAGTGTCCAGCGGTACCCGTGGCTGCGGATGGCATTTTCCGGCAGGGGGGCCTCCGGCTCGCTGTCCGTACTGCGGACGAGCTTGTGCAGCGGATAGGCCGTGTGGGCCAGATAGACCGTATCCCCCACCTGGGCGGCGCAGATCTCCAGCAGATGCCGGGCCTCGTAGGGGGTGGACAGCCGGGGGATGCTCCCTTCCTGCGGATCGAAGCCGTGGATGTCGGCGATGCTCAGGCCATTCCCCGAAAGGACGAGCACGAAGTTCTGCTCCGCCAGAGCATTGAAGCTGAAAGGCAGGAGCACGGCCTCGTCTTCGAGGCTGCCCAGGAACAGGGTCCCGGGGCGGCGGCGCACGTCGCCGTGCAGACCGGGCAGCATGTTCTCCATGCATTGCACGGAACTGCCGTAACGGGAAAGGTCATAGCGGGCGGCCAGGATGGGGGAGACCTCGCCGCCGGTGAAGTTGTGCAGGGCTATGCGCATGGATCCTCGAAAAAAATGGAGGTTGCGGGATGGGCAGGAGAACCAGGGAAAAGCCTGTGGGAGCTGTCCCGGATCGTGGGGAAAAAGGCAGCATCACAGGACGTGGAGGGGGGAATGGGGATCGGCCAGACGCAGGATGCTCGTGTTCACGTTGCCGCATCTGTCCCAGCCCGTATGCTTTCGGGCACGGGCCGTGACGGCATGTGCCGGGGCCGGTATCCGTTGCAAAGAAAATGGGTCGTTCCCGCATCCGCCGGGGCTCAGGCCGCGCTTGCTTCTTCCCACTGCCACAGGCCTGCCGTGCCCGGTGTCCAGACGCAGGCGGGCATGTCGGCCCTGGCCAGCCAGAGCTTGCCTTCGTAGCTGTAGTAGCTGTCCTTGGTGACATCCATGCCGTAGAGGAAGGCGAAGGGATGTTCCCGGCTGCCGTCCGGCTCTTCACCGGTCTCCGGGTCCACGGACAGCGGGCGGTACACGGCCAGCAGCCCGGCGGCATCCGGGGGCTGGTTCTCGATGGCGGTCACTTCCTGCATCACCTCATAGACGATGCCCTTGTGGGCCAGGCGGTAGCCCTTGGCGTAGGTCTGGCCGGCGGCCCAGTCCGTGAACAGTCCGGCTTTGGTGAAGGTGGTGAACTCGGTGGCGGTGAACGCACCCGTCTGCACCATGTCCGCCTGCATCCGGGCCATGAGGATGCTGCGCGACTGCGCCCTGGCTTCCGCAACGGCCTGCGCGGCCAGCTCCTCGTCAGTGGGCGGGCGGTTGGCCTCTTCTTCCAGACGGGCCTTCTCTTCTTCCCACAGGGCCACGAAGGGGGCCACGCGCCCGGCGTAATCGTCGGTGGAAAGCTCCTCGTTGGGCAGGCCGTCGCCGGGCTCCACATGGCCCGCGCCGTCGTGCCACTGGAGGGCGTGGAAGGTCTCGGATTTGATGCCGTCCAGGAACAGCACTTCCCCGTCCACAGCGATGATACCGTCGGACGGGATGACCGTGACGTGTGTTTTCATGCTAGACCACCTTGATGAAGTAGTTCATGGCGAGATGCGGGTCGGTGTGGGTGCCGGATACCGAGCCGGACAGGGGATGCGTGTGGGAGCCGTTGCCGCCTGTTGCGGAAGTATTGGAACTGCCGCTGTCGTATAGGTTCCCGCTCTCCATATATCCCCCTTTAGTCGATATGACGGCAGTAAACGGGTGCGTGTGGCTGGGCATCTGCGTTGTACTCAGCGTCGTGGCCCCGGTACTGCCGGAAAGATCCACAGCGACATCTTCGCTGCCGCCTTCCGTGCCTTCGGGCTCGGCTTCGCTGGCACCGCGGACATAGCGGCCCCGCAGGTCAGGCACGGTGCCGTCCTTGCCGTCGCTGCCGCCGTCGCAAAGAAACCATTCTTCGCGGGCCTGCTCTTCTCCGGGCATGACGGCCCGGCGTCCGTCACTGCCGCCAGGCGTCGCGCCCCAGATGGGGACGGGCACGAAGGGCGGGAACATGTCCCAACAGTCAGGTCTGGGCACCCAGCTTGCGTCCAGCGTGCCGTCTTCCCCGGCCTGGGGCACGGTGTTGGCCGCCGCCGTGGTGCTGGCCAGCACGCCGCCACGCTGGGAAGCACTGGCCTTGCGGACGCGCAGTTTCCCATCTGTTTCGAGTTCAAGGCCGTCCTCGTGGCCGGTCTGGGGCATGACGCTGCCCAGGCTGGTAGGGGTGGCGATGGCCGACGCCCCGGAATCGCCCTTGGGGATGCCGAGATGCAGGATGCCTGTCTCCGGGTCGTAGTCACCGCCGGCGGGCAGTCCGGGATCGAGCGTGGCCACCTCCACCTGCAATCCCAGGATGGACGCGGCGCTCCGGGCGGCCCTGTCCTCGCTCCCTGCCGCGGCCTCCGCGCTCTGGCGGGCTGCCGTGGCGCTT